GTACAGGTCCGCAGGTTAACAACAGATTTCAAATCTATCCGGTCGCATTCACATGAGTAAGAACTACGTCATTAAACGCGGTGGTATGTCGGCTAGGCTGATGGATAGCCGTAGTAAGATACAGATCATTGGTGGTGGCTTCGCTAACGGTAAGACCGCAGCCGCGTGTATTAAAGCTCTAGAGATCGCACGGGCGTATCCAGGCTCTAACGGACTCATGGCCCGTGCTACGTATCCGAAGCTAAACGACACGCTACGTAAGGAGTTCCTTAAATGGTGTCCGAAGACGTGGATCAAGTCGTTCCCGATGTCGAACAACGGCTCGAACACTTGCACGATGACCAATGGGACGACGATCAACTTCCGATACGTCCAACAGCAGTCGCGTGGGGAAGATACGGGTACGTCGAACCTGTTATCGGCCACCTACGATTGGATCGTTGTGGATCAGATGGAAGACCCGGAGATTGTCTACAAGGATTTCCTCGATCTCCAGGGCCGCTTACGTGGCTCGACGCCTTATATTGGCGACGATCCAACGATGCCAAGGACAGGTCCGCGTTGGATGATCCTCACTTGTAACCCGACACGTAATTGGTTCTATAAGAAGATCATCTTCCCCTACCATATGTATAAGAACACTGGTGCGGTTAATCGTGATCTCGTCTGTCTGCGTACTCCAGACGGCCATCCGATACTTTTGGATGGTAAGCCGCAGGTATTGCTCGATCTTATCGAGGGAAGTACCTACGAGAACGCCCATGTGCTCGAAGCTGACTTCATTCAGACACTTGAGGCCACCTATACTGGTCAGATGCGCGAACGGTTCCTACTAGGACACTGGGCAGCATATGACGGACTCATCTATCCGCAGTATAATGACCTAATTCACTCGGTGGATCACTCCGATGTCGTCGGTCTGTACGAACGATTGATGGACGATCACTATAATATCAATTTTATCGAGGGTTTCGACTTCGGTGTCGTCAATCCCTCGTGCTACGGCCTAGCGATGGTCGATAATGACGCGAATGTCATACTTTTAGACGGTTATTACAAGCCCGAGTTCAGCTTGCCTCAACAGGCGGAGAGAATACAGCTAATTAGGAAGCGATGGGGCGTAAATCCCGATCAATACGTCTATGCCGACCCGAATATGTTCCGTCGTACTGGTGGTTCTATCAATGTTAGTGAAACCGTGGCCGGTCTGTTCGACAAGTGCGGCCTTAAGATGCGTCGTGGAAACAACGACATCCTTGGTGGGATTGTTAAGGTTGGTTCTTATCTTAGTTTGTCTAAGTTTCATCGCAATCCCTTTAGTGGTGAGTATGGTGCTCCTCACTTCTATGTGTCACGTAATTTGGAATGGTGGATCGACGAAGTTGGTGGATATTATTGGGACAAGGATAACAAGGGTGACACGGACGATAAGCCGAAGGACAAGAACGATCATGCGATGGACATGAGTAAGTATATGTTGACCAGCGTCCCCGACGTGGCTAAACTTGACCCTCGTCGTACAAGCGTCCCGACATTCATGCTTTGGCACGAGAACGACATCGACAGTTCTAGAAAGAAGTGGCGCTATGGCGGAACAGGACGTTGATTTCAGTCCCATCTCTGACAGTCTGAAAGAGGGTGGGATCAAAGTTGGCGAAGAGGCCCCGCAGAAGTTTATGCCCTCATATAGAGTCATCGGCGACAGTAAAATCCCCGTTGCCAAATCGATGGGTAAACTGTGGAAGTCTCGCCGTGACCAAGCTAGGACTAAACTCAAAGAGAACGGCATCCTAGATGCGTGGAAAGAATGCATCGACTACTATAACAATGATCAAGCGACGGAGAGTTCGGTTCTCGGATCGCCTAACGTGTCGCGTATGGCTCGTAAGGGTACGGGACAAGGTGACGATCACATCGAGACGGAGAACATTGTATTTGCCAACGTTACTGCACTCGTTCCAGCGACATATGCGAAGAACCCTGACATTGAGGTTACACCGAACGACAAACAGGATGAAGCTACTAACTACATATCAACCTGTTGCGAACGATTGATTAACACGCTGTTCCATAAGAAGCAGTCCCCTGGGGTAAATCTCAAGCCGAAGGTTCGTAAAGCGGTTATTATGACGACGCTAACGAACGTGTCGTATATCGAGATCGGTTGGACTGATAAGGAGACATCTAGCGAGGCTACATTACAGGAGATCGCTCGTCTCTCTAAGGAATTAGAGAAGGCGAAGGACATGAAGAAGATCGAGGAGGTCGAGGGTAAGTTAATGGCACTCGACCAGAAGATCGACGTGCTTGAACCCGCAGGACCATTCGTTAAGTTCCGTCATCCGAAAGACGTACTACGCGACCCTGCGTGTACGAGTGCCGATCTCACCGACTGTCGATGGTTAATGATCGCCGATCTCATTCCGACTAACTTACTTAAAGCCGTCTATTATCAGCCGAAGGAGGATAGTAACGAATACGAGTCCATTTACGCACCTACGCATGTGCTCAAAGCTGGTGGGAGTAGTGCTCATGACGAAGAGGTCAACAATTTCTCGTTGCTTGAGAGCGGTTCTGATTGGCAGAGGTATGGGTACGACGATGAGGAGACATTCAAGTCATCATGTTATACGAAAATATGGTATGTGTGGGACAAAGTTACCAGACGATGCCTCATGTTCCACGACTTGGACTGGACTTATCCTGTATGGGTGTGGGACGACCCTTATAAGCTCTCGCGGTTCTTCCCTGTGTACTGTCTGGAGTTCTACACTGACCCAGAGAGTGATTATGCTCGATCCGAAGTGATGTACTACCTCGATCAGCAAGATGCGATCAACGAAATCCACTCCGAACGCCGCCGTGCAATCGCATGGGCACGTAAGAATATAATGTACGATAAGAATTCGATCAAAGATACCGATGCTATTGCCGCATGGTTAGACGGTGCGGAGAAAGGTGGTGCCTTTGGAATTGAATTGCCGCCCGAGAAGAAGATGGCAGATATCGTATTTTCGATGCCCCCTCCAAGTGCTGCATTCATGCAGATTTTCGACGTGCAACCGTATCTACAAGCTATCGACCGTGTATCCAGTGTCACCAACGTTATGCGTGGTGTTGAGTACAAGACTAACACTACGAATAAGGCCATCGAAACCTATGAAGGACAGACACAGACGAGGCTCGATGAAAAGATCGATATGATCGAGGATTTCATCGGTGACATTGGTGTCGGTCTACTCGAACTGTGCGTACAGAAGATGGATGCACAGATGGTCGGGGCATTGATCGAGGATAAATGTGCCGAAATATGGTCACAGGTCATGCCGATGGAGCCTTACCAGTTTCATCAGAAGTTCTCGCTGCGTGTCGTAGGTGGTAGTGCTCTCAAACCGACTGCGCGTAGTAAGAAGGAAGAGGCCATGCAGGTCGGGCAGGTGCTCGGTCAGTTTGGTAAGTCAATTCCAGCGGCGATGCTGGTACTCATGCGCGTATTCGAGCGTGCATTCGATGAGGTTGTTATTACTGAAGAAGATTGGACGATGATCCGACAAGGGATCGAGAAACAGATCGCACCGGAACAGGAGGAACAAGGTGATCCTGAAGCCGCTGTTAAGGAGATTGAGGCTCTTGTTAATCAGTTGCCTCCACAGGCGAAGATGGCTCTCGGTAAGGCAATTAGTCAAGGCGTACCAGTTAGAACTGCGTTGACTGCGATTATGCAGAAAGTACAGGGGGCACAGGGAGCAATGGGCGGTGAACAAGCCGCGCCCTCTGGCGCTCCAAATAACGAACAACCTCCATCACCACAGGGTCCACCGCCACCCCAAGCGACTAACGGCGCGATGCCACCTCAAGGACAATAACAATGGCTAATCGTACAACGATGAATGACGAAGTTGAGAATGATCTACTCGGGGAAATTCCGGGTTACGAGGCTGATGATACTGCCGCCGCAGAACCCGATGTAGAAGGTGACGAGGCAGAGGAAGCAACCATAGAGAGCGGTGTTACTCCGTCTGAGACTGAGACTGATCCAACGCAGCAGATGCGTGATGAGCAGCAAGAAATCCGCTACGATCAAGCTGGTAACGTTATTGATAGCCGTGGGAATGTTATTGCTCCTGCTGGCCGTGCTAGACGTTTAGACGAGCAGAATAAACGATATAAGGGGATGCTCGATAAGGAGCGTCAGAGTGTAACTAAGTTACGCCAAGACATCGCGAGTCAGAACTTCCTCAACGGTGCGCCTAAGCGGCTCGGCCTCAACTACGACGAGACGGCCGCCGCCTTGGATATGATGAGGCAGTTCAAGGACAACCCGGCTCAGTTCGCGCAGATTATCCTTGCCGAAGTGGCCGCCCGAGGTGTAGACTTGAACCGACTACTCGGCCAGAACATGGGTACTGTTCAGACCGAGGCCATTAAGAAGATGCTAGATGAGCGTCTTCGCCCTCTCGATGAGAGGAACCGCCGAGAAGCGGAAGTTAGTAAGACTAATCAAGTCGTCCTAGAACGATATAACGCATTCATCGAACGATACCCTGAAGCAGAGCCGCATCAGGATGCTATTGCAGAACTCATGAGGACAGAACAAGCAGCCGACGAACGTGAAGGCTACTTTATGGTCCGCGAGTTCGCGCTTCGTAATGGGTTAGACTTTAGTCAACCCTTGGGTCCGCAAGTAGTGCAGAAAATTCAGCAGCACCGGCAACCCGCAACGAGGCAACAGCAACCTAACGGTAATTCGCCGCGTCCAATGGTGTCGGGAAGGATACCCGATAACAATATGACGCAAAGGGAAACCCGCATCGCATCACCAGATAGATCATATGCGTCGATCATCGAAGAGGCGATGTCAGAAGCAGGCGGCTTTGCAGAATAATGGCAACTATCGCAACGGTTCTCAACTCCACGCTAACTAAGTCGCGTGGCAAGTTGATTATGGCAGCGGTGAAGAGTAATGCCTTCGTCGCGTGGGCAATGGCCACCAATCGCGTCGAGTACGAGGATGGTGGTTACGAAATCTCCAACCCTCTGACGGTTGGACGCAATCCTAACGTGGGAACGTATGAATACTACGGCACGCTCCCGCTCAATCAGACGAACGAATTTACCACGGTCAAGTACACTTGGTCTCGTTTCGCCGGTTCGGTTATCATTTCCGATCAGGAAGAAGACGAGAACCGTGGACGCGCGCAGATTTTCAAATTGATGAAAGCCAAGATGGAAGTCTTGGAGGAGTCCATCAAGGAGAAATTCTCTGCATACTTGTACGCCGCAGGTGGTGGTACTGATCCACTCGGACTGCCGTCATTGATCCCTGACGATCCTACTACGGGAACACTTGGCGGCTTGTCGCGAGTAACAGAGCCACAGTGGCGCACTTCTTCCTACGACTTCGGTCCCGGTGGTATCGACAGCACTAATATCGAAGAGGCACTAGACGACGTACTCATGGACTTGACCATGAAGGGTGACGCACCGGACGTTATGATTACCGGGCGCAATCTATATCGTGTCTACCGCGCGGCAGTGCGTGATAAGGTTGTTATTAACCTGGGTGAGTCTAACTCAGGTAAGAAGATGATGGACTTGGGCTTCAAAGGTGTGAGCCATCAGGCAGTACCGATGCTCTATGATGAGGACTGTCCTGTTAACAAGATCTATTTCATCAACTCGAAGTACCTCCGCCTTCACATCCTTAAGCACGTCAATATGAAGGTTAAGGAACTCACCGCACCGTGGAATGTTGACGCCCGTGGTAGTCGCGTCGTGTGGCAAGGGCAATTCTGCCTATGGAAAGCGTACCGTACTCATGCGGTACTAATCAACGAGTAACACATGCAGAAGTTCGCAGTCCAAGAGAAGAAACCCGGTGTCGTTCCGGCCTTCACAGTCGAAGAGGGTGGCGAGTACACGATTAAGCGTGCCACCTTCAACAAAGAGAAGAAGACATTCGAGTTCGGTGAACACACGCACGAACAAAGTTACATTCTCAAGTTCCCGCGTGGTCACTCTATTCGCGTGTTCTCGATGGAAGAGGTGAAGCGGATCGCTGGTGATCCTGACTACGTTGAACTCGTTGATCTCGACACGAGCGACGTACACGGTGTCACCGCTATCCCGATCAAGAAGGCGAGAGGTAAAGACTAATGTACGCAACATCTCATGAGACTTGGAAATCCGCCGTCAATATGTATGTTGACGACGCACACTTTTCGTCTGACGTAGACGAGAGTAGCACTTACTTGGCTGATCTCGGTGCTCCTATCGCAGTGGACGCAGATGGTATCTTGGTCGCACAGTCTATTGCGGCGCTTGCTACCGTTACTACGTTCGCTACGTCGTACAGTTCGCCCGTTCAACCCGCCCCATTGGGTAAGTACGGACGTAACGTGACTATGATCGCTTCTGGTGCCGCTACCAGCGGTGTCCGTGTTGATGGTCGTGACTATCTCGGTCAGCCAATTACGGAAACGTTTGTTCTTGCTGGTGCGGCGACTGTCGCTGGTAAGAAGGCGTTCGCTCATATCGAGCAGGTAGTGATTACTAGTACTACAGGTGCCACTACGATCAACGTTGGATGGGGCGACGTACTCGGACTGCCATACAAAGCACATGGCGTCCTTCAAGCATACGAAGCTGGCCTCGTTGCGGCTGGTACGTTCGTTACTCCCATTCTCGTTACGCAGACTGCTACCACTGGTGATCCCCGTGGTACTTACGATCCCGTCGCAGCTTGTAATGGCGTCGTGACAGTGCAAGTATTGTGTAAGGTCGATAAAACTAACCTCTATGGTGAGCCTCACTTTAGGGCTTAAGTGGTCCCGTCGCCTTGGCCGGTGTAGGAAACTGCACCGGCTCTTTTCCATGAGGTTACTATGCCCGGCTACAGCACGATGGCCG